CATTGATCGTGTCAGCCACCGGCTTGGGCACCTCGTAGACGAGGCCGTGCATGAACTGCACGCCATCGATCAGGATGTGCACGGCATGCCCCGGCAAGTCAATCAGCACGTCCTCCATGGTCAAAGAGGGGTCGTAAGCCGATCGCGCCTTCCGCATCGCCTGCTCGAAGAACTGGTCTTCCTGAGCAGACTTGCGCTCTTCCTCAACCTTGGTCTTGGCGCGGGCGAAAATGTCCGCTTGCTCTTCCGGCGTGAGGTTGGGGAATTCAAGCACAGCGGCGAATTTCTTCTGCTGCTGGGCAGGAGACTGGTTTAAACGACGTGCCATCGGGTCCTCCTTATGGGACGTGGACCCAGCTGGCCCCTGCTGCGGCTCGCGCTGAAAGCAGGATCGGCCAACCCGTTGCCGGGTCGAATGCAACATAATCACCGGGTAGCGCTTTGAGCCATCCCCGATTGGGGACGTACAGCAACCCGCTTAGCACATAGGCCGGCCCGTTGAAAATCGGGTTGCCGTTTATCTGGTCATCTTTGATCGCCACGTTGAAGGTGGCCACGTCTGCCGGGATCGTGTCATTCGTGTTCACCACGAACGCAGAGAGCGTGTTGTTGGCAGCAGTGCCGAGCGTGCGAAGCGCCATGGTTCACTCCTCTAACGTCAGTGGGCGCGACACTAGATATTGGGACCGAGCGTCGCGCCCACACCCCGACACACCCCGATGCAAGCGAGCCTTGCAGAATAGGACGCGCGGGGGATCAGCCCAATCCGGTGATCCACCCGTTGATGATGGCAAGGTTTGCCGCCAAGTTCATCTGAGCAGCAATGTCCGCTGCCATCGCGTTGGTCAGTGCAGTGACATCGGCACCGTTGATAGTGCCGCCAGCACCCGCACCAAAAGCATTCTGTCCGCCAGCCGCGTTCTGCAGCTTCAGCGTCTGCGCATTCGGCAAAGTCATCGGGCCTTGGCCTGCACCAACCCAAGACATCTTCGCCGTGTACTCCAGCCTGTAAGCCATGACGTTCTCCTGTGCGTCTGATGTGTCAGCAGGAAATGGGGGCGCTAGCCCCCACCCCGATTAGCCGAACGTCAGGTTGAAGTTGCTGGTGCTCTCGACCCGCATTGCGAACTGCTGGTTCTGGATCAACGTGCCGTAGAAACACTTCCAGCCAACGATGCGCAGTTGGTTGAGCGGGTCGGACTTGTCGCCTTCCTTCAGGTACGTGAACTTCACATCGTCCAACTGCACCTGTCCGTAGGCGCCGCGACCGAAGATGAAATTCGGATAGACGGTGACGCCGGTTGCGGGTGCCGCAGGCGGGATCTGCGGAACGCCAATTCCGGTGATCACGACCACTTGGTTCGGCGCAAGTTGCGTCGCCTGCCCCTGCAGCGGACCAACAAGCGGGCCCGATGCGGTGAGCCCGAGATTGCCCATCGTAGTCCCGCCGGCTTGCGAGATGTAGATGCTGAAGGTAAACCCCGACAGCGCCGGCAAGGTCACCGAGAGAGACCCGTTGGCGCCCACCGCGATGTTGCCGGTCTGCTGATAGATGCGGCTCTCATACTGGTTCTGGGTGTCCGACGCGGTCACCTGGATCTGGTAGTTCGCAGCTGCGAGCGTACCCGCCGCCCCGGCAACGCCTGTGATCAGCGCAACGCCGGTGAAGGACGGCACCATGTTGGACATGCAGAACCGAATACCCGACCACTCACCCACCTCGAAGTTGTAGAGGCGATTGACATCCGAGTACGACCACGCCTGATTGATTGCGCTGTTCTCGCGCAAGTCGGCCGACACGAACGGATGTTGCACGCACACATAGTGCGGCATACTGCGCGGATTGCTCGACGCCTTGGCGCCGCCGGCATCTGCCTGCAGCTTGGTGTCGGTCATCTCGTCGCCCATGAAGCGCGGCGCGCCAAGCACGTGCAGCATCGCATAGGCGCGATTGAGCTCATGAACGTTAAGCACGTCGCCGGCAACAAGTGCCGCACGCGAACCGCGCGAGTTCACGAAGTTCACTTGCGTCAACGCCATCAGGTTGACGAACGTGTTTCGCTCGAGAGTTTCGGAGACCTGGAGACCGGTGAGCTCGATCGCCTTTTTGAAAAGCGGATGCTTGATCGTGAGCTCTGCCACGTCGGTGATGGTGATCTTGTCACCCCACTGCAACGCGGTCGCGGTCACCTGTTGGATCGTCATGAGCTCGCCCACCGGCGGCACGCCCTCGGAGAGAGGTGCGAACGGCAGTGGCACGCGCTGATAGCGGGTTGCGGTGTAGTTGGTGCCGCGCCCTTTGGGCAAGTCCAGCGGGTCACCAAACTGATAGACCACCAGTTGGCGCCGCGCGAGCGGCAGCGTCTTGTCGGCAATATATGCCTCTACATCGGCTTGGAAGGAGCCGGCAACGTTCGTGGCCATGTGTTACCCCGTCAGAGTGGAACGTTTTCCAGACGCTGTTCAAGCGAGTTCCGGCTTCCACGTCGTGACTGGGTTGCATCGTTGCGGGCGCTGCCCGCTTTGACCGTCTGTCGTTGCACTCTGCGATTCGCTTGCGCGCGTTGCTTCTTGGCCTCGGGCGAGTTGCGGGCTTCAAGCGCCGCCTTTCCCACCATGAAAGTCAAGATTGCTTCACGAGCCACGAATTGCCCAAGACCAGCCAGCCGTGCACGTTCAGTCTCGACCTTCGCGCCCCACTTCCGGTACAGCGGATCGGAAGAAGACTTCGCGTCGAAGGAAGCTCTGTCCGTTGCGTCAGCGGTGGAAAGCTGAGTTTGATGCAAGCCGGTCGTAACGACTTGCCGCAACTCCTGCATGTCTTCCGACATGCGCTCTTCTGCCGACAACAACGATCTTCGTGCAGTGCGCTGTTCTTGCGTCTCCTGGGTTGGCTGCTGACGCGCCGGCTGACTGCCTCGGGCTACGAAATCGTCAAACCGCTGTGTCAGCGTCCGGCTGCTTTCCCGTGCCTCCCGCAGCTGCGCTCGCAGCGTACGGATGGTGGAGTTTTGGCGCCCGCCCTGCGGTGCATCGTCGCCAGCAGCTCGCTGACGTCCTGCCGCAGGCTCGTCCTGGTCGTCGCCTTCGTCGCTATCGTCGGCATCATCGCCTTCGGCATCGTCGTCGGCATCGTCGTCCGGGTCGTCATCACCTTCAGGAAGATCGTCCTCAACCTCATCGTCTGCAGGCGGGTCCGAAGCATCAGGATGCCGGGGGCCACCGCCAGAGGCGTCAAGATCGTCAAGGTTCACATCGTCGTTGTCGGTGATGCGCGAGCGTTTCATGGAACAGCTTCTCACATAGGCGAGGTAACGGCCGCCAGTCGATGGCGTGGAACCTACTCAATAAAAAGGGGTGCGGTCAAGCCCACACCCCCGTTTAAACGCACTATGACAGCCGGATCAGAACGCGAAGTGCACGCCTACTTCATATTGCTTGCCCAGATTCTGCTGGGTGCCAAGCACCGAAAAGCCGTCCTGTTTCGGGCTGAACTTGAAGTAGGTATCCATCGTCAGGCAGGACACCGGCGTGGTACAGTATTGGTGCATGATGCCCGCCGCAGCGATAAACTTGCCGTCGATGTTGTGCTTCTTGGTACCCACCACATCGGCATGGGCATCCTGCACGGTGCCGCCAATGCCGATCCAGGGATGCGCCACCCCGGCCACCGTGCCGATCGCCGGCAGCGTCGGGAAGCTCGCACCCGCCGGCAGCCACTGCAGAATGTTGGTGATGGGGCCGCCGAGCTTGACCAAGGCATCGCACGACCACGTTGACGTCAACGAGCCGACGATGTTGGACCCACCCACATTATGGTAGGCGCATGAGCCTTCCAGCGCAGTGAACGTTCCACCAGGAGCATTGGCCCATTGGTAGCCGACACCAGCGATCAGCGAGCCGCCGAACGTATTGACGTTGCCCAGCGCCGTCTGGCTGTCGTTCGCCTGCATGGCGGTGCCGATGAACTTGTACCAGCCGTTGCCCGAATAGCCGAGCACGAACGGCAACGGCGCCGCCTTCACCGGCATATCAGCAGCCAGCGTAAACGGCGTTGCAGCGAGCAAGCTCGCCACAGCAAAAACAAATCTGAACAGGTTGAACATAGCGCCCTCCTTGTTGGGAAGGCGCTACGCTAACATGCGAAGCTGTGGCCTAAACGCAACAGCTGAAAATTATTTGGAAGCGCCGTTCAGTGGAGTTGCCGCCGCCAACGCCGCATCAGCCAAAGTAGTATCGTGGATCGTGATCGTAGTTTGCCCACTGCCGTTCTTGCTCACGGTCGTGTCGGGCATCGCCGCCGCACTCTGCACAATCGATTTCCTGCTGTTGGCGATCAACGTCCACCCAGCGCTACCGAGCACCAGCAAAGCACCGAACGCGGGCGGCACAACCGCCATGAACGCGCCCCACGTGTCAGGCGCAACCTTGCCCGTGAGCATCAGCACCCAGCCGATCGCCGGCAGGATCTGCCGCAACTGTCCCATCACTTGATCTTGGCTAAGCATCAGAGTGGCTTCCCATCTAGGCGCGCAACGCGCGCATGGCGTTCAGCCTCTCCCTTGGCGTGGGTCCTCACCCGCTTCATCAAACCTTTGTTACCTTGGATTTCCAAGGCGCGCGACATTGTACGCATCGCGTCTTTGGCCTCGTAATCTTCACGCTTCTCCATGCCGTACGGCGAATCACTGATTGCATTTGTCGCCTTGATCGGCGCCTTGTGCGAGCCTTTTTTCTTGGTCCGGGCCATCACTGCCTCCCTGGTCTTGGCAACATCGCCGGATCACGTAGCCGATCCTGATGGATCGTACCAGGAGGTTGCTGACCGCCACGCGGCCCGTTTGACTGTGCGCCTGGGCGCGGACCACCGGGTGGCTTGGGCCCGCCGCCCTGCCCGCCGGGCTGATCCGCCTGCATCGCCTGCTGGTTCTGCATCGCACTCTTCTGCATCATCTGCATATTGTGACGCATCAGATGATCGCGGATCACGCCGTGCGGATCTGCCATCTCGGGGTTTTGCGACTGCTGCAACAACTGCATATGCGCTTTCATGTGCGACGGATCATCATCCATCGGGTGAACGGGCATCTGCATCCCATCCATCAGCATCATGTTTTCAAGATCAGCCTCCACCGACAACCGCTTGCGAATGTCCTGGAAGACTTCCGCCGCGACGCGCGGCCCGAACAGGTTCTCCAGGAACGTCTGCAGCACCGGCGCCATGTTGAGCTCGAAGCCCTTGTACATTTGTGGCGGGATGCCTTTCACCATGTTCAAGCCAGACATCTGCAGCTGCATCTGTTGCGCGCTGCGTGCCGCTTCAACTCCGAACCACCGCGCTTCCCACCGGCGATCCATCTGAACAGGCTTGATCGTCTCCATGTTCATCTGACTGCCGACCGCGCCAAATTGTCGCAGCGTAATCTCTTTCTGACGAAACTGATGATCAAGATAAACAAACCAGCGCAGCATGGGCGTCAGGACTGAGCCCTCCAGTCCAGTCACTACGTCGGCGGTGGTGAGAATGTCGACTTGTTGTTCCTGTGCCACGGCTGCCTGATTGGTCTTGCTCTTGCCCGTCTGCGAGGGGATCATCGCCGGGTTGACACTGAGCGTTTGAAAAATCTGCTCTTTGCACGAAGCGACGATTTGAAATGCGTCTTTCCACAACGCCGGGAAGCTGGCGAAATGCGTGTCTTGCGGACTGGTTTCCCAAATCGCCGCCGTGTTCAGGATCATCGACCCGACCCGGGGGTTCTTCTCGGGATCGGTCATCACGATGGGAAGCAACGCATAGGTCGCGCTATCGAACCCTTGGTTGATCACATCGTTTGCGGCATACTGCATCGTCTCGACAACAGTAATCTCGCTGCGTCCCTTGAACGAACCTTCCTGGGGCTCGGCTGCCGCCGAAATGAGAGGAACATGATCACACCAATACGGGTTGCGCTTGCAGGACAGAACGAGCTTCTCGCCACCGAGACGCACACGGTGGAGCCGACGTTCACCCTCCACATTCAACATGGTCCATGTTTCATAGACCAGAGCAAACTTGCGAGCGCCTTCGGTTTTAATGCCAGCTGCATCCGTGAGCTTCTTAGCCTTGTCGGGAGTGCTCGCTGCGTTCTTGCTGCCCATCTCTTCGAGCAGACGCTGGCCGGCTGCCTTGTCGATTTCTTTGTCGCGGATCAGCTGACGAATTTTGGACTTGGACCACCGCCGCAAAACGGTCGCCGAACCGCCCTGTGCGAGCGCATCCTCAACGCTGCGAGCAGTAGCCGGAAGAATGAGAACGTCGGCGTCCGGAAGCACTTCCACGTCCGGGTACTCGTGAGTGATCTTATCTTCGGCAACGTCCCAGTAGGTTTCACCACCGTCAACCTGGACATCTGGATCGTCGGGCAAGCTGTCAGTCTTCTCTGTGCGCCACGTGACGTGGCGTTCGTTTTTCACCCAGCCCATGTAGAGATTGTAGTGGCCCTCGATATCGCCGTTCTTCATCAGCTGGGGGACGATGGCGGATCGTAGCCGCGCCTTGCGAATGTAGAACTCCAGCAACGCCATCATGCCTTGCGGATGATCCTCGCTCGTGATCACCTCAACGTTCTTGCCAGATGACGGGAAAATCTGGTTAACGAAACGTGTCTTGCGAGCTCTGACAGCATCGTGCACGAGGGGCACGAACACCTTAGAATTGCCGGTGTAGAATTGTTTGGATCCCAAAATACAGTTGTAGATGTCCCAAAAATCCATCTGCTCATTGGCACGTTCGTACTGATCGGTGAACCCCCGTTCAATATCCGCGTAGAGGTCAAGGCATGCCTCTTCGACTTCCGCACGGGTGGAGAGCTCCTCGTTGCGATCCGATGTTCGATCAAAACGCTCGGTTTGCTGCTCATCATGCTCGTCAAGCTCGCTGGGCTCTTCGCGAATCTTGCGCTTGCGCTTCTTGGCCATCAGCGATTGTATCCCCAAACAGAAACACTGATCACGCCCCCCGCACCCGGGGCTGCAGTCGTTACCAACATCGGCGTGTTCTGTGCGCTTGACCGCAAGCACGGATAGAAGGTTCGGAAGGTTTGCCCCACCGGCGGGTTGCTTCCAACCGCGTTCGTCGGCTGGTTGAAGTTGAGCGTGACCAGAGGCCCCTGCACCGTCGCGTTGCCCACGGCCGCCGCAGTCGCGCTGCTGTCGATCGAGAACCCGCACAGGTACGTGTATTGTCCCGCAATCGCTGACAACGATGCGTTGATGCTGGTCGTTGTCCCCACCGCCGATCCGGATTGCCAAGATCCCGGAAAGAGCTCGCTGTCTTGGGCTCTAGCGACGCCGCAGAGTGCGGCTAGTGTTAAGATTGTCGTCAGGGCGAAGGAAATTGCTCTTTGTCTCATTGCTGCCTCGCGGTTGCGGGAGGATGGTTTTGTAGGGGACCCCCTGCGACGTATAGCCCCAATTCGTCGCCTGCTCTTCACCCAGTATACCAGCCTTCAGCAGCGCAGCAAACGCTTCCACGCCTTCCATCAGCACTTGATAGATACCCGGCTTGGCAACCTCTTTGACCACGCCACTTGTTGTGATTTCACGGCAATATCCTGCCGCCATCGCGTTGAGTGTCCAGCGTGCCGATACCGCCACCCGGAAAGCCGGAAGCTCCTTCACATGCTGTTTGAGGTAGCCGCGAATCACCTCGCGGCCCGCAACGATGTCACCACCCCTTCGAAGCTCGACCGCCGCTTTCGAAGCCGCACCGCGTAGTCCCACGGCGCTGTAGCCCGACCAGTGATCGGCCGGTGCGATCAGCCGCAGCTTGTCGTGCCTGCCAGCGCCAATCTCCAGCCGCGCACCGCGCACGATATCGTCAAGCACCATCCCCGGGTCGCCTTCCAACACCCAGTCGGCAAGCACATGCAGCGTTGAGTGAACCTGCTGCATCAGCACGGCGGTGGTCATCGCCTCGGTGGCGTTCACGGCTAGCCAGCACGGCTCGCGTTCGAAACGCAACAAGTCCAGCGCCACGTGCGAGTTGGAAAAGTTTTCGTAGAACGGCAACCCGGGACGCAGCTTGATCGCGTAAGCGAGCGCATTGGGTCCGTCGATCTTACCAGTCGGGAAGGACAAGAACTGCGCTTGCAGCCCCGGCAGCGCTTTCGCCCACTCGACTTCGCCGGCATGGAACAGCGGCTGCAAGCCGGCGATGAAATCCAGCTTCCCCTTGGGTGCGCGCAACGGCTCGATTGGCAGCATGTGGCCACGCTTCACCATCTCGTGACGCAGCGGCTGCATCAGAAATTCCTCGAGCCCGTCTTTCTCAACGCCGATCGCCACCGGATTGTATTCAGTCGCGGTTTTGAACATGTGCTCGATTATCTCATCGGGCTTTAACCTGAGACCATCACCGTCCCAGACGACAAGCCGATTGCCGATCCACGACCACGCCGCGAACCCGGTTGTCGATGACCGCGCGTTGGTGGTCCGCGCCGGATCGTACATTGCCCAGACAGGCTGCCAGATGCGCTCGCGCGGGACGACTTTGAACATGCCGACATTGAACGTCTTCTGCTTTGGGTCTTCGGCTTCACACATGTACTCCCTCTGAAATTCGTGATGCAGTCCTATCCCACGCATCGTTTCTTCCTTGGCGTCGATCCAGTCGAGCGGGTATCTCGCCGGCCACGCCGCCACCCAGTCGTTGGTTTTAGGGTCGCGATATTTGATCGGGACCTTGAGCGTGTACCAATCCGGCATTCTGGCGAGCGTGATCGGCAGCGCGTCGACGTCAAGTGGTGTCGCCTGGATCCGAACACGATGCCGTTTGTCCAAGGCAGGGATCACTTCGGCGAACAACCAACGAAGAGTGTCATGTCTGGTGTTGGCATCCTTGACGTGCTCCTCGCTCTCCAAGTCATCGCCGAAGAGAATGTCCGGGCGCATATCCAGGTGCTTCATGCCGCGCACCTCCATCCGCCGGCCCAACGCCTGGATCACGACGCCGTTGCGCAGAATGATCTTCTCGGCACCCCAGGTCTTGCCGACTTGGTCACCGAACAAATCGATGATGTGCTCGTTGTGCATGAGCTCGTGCGCGATCGCAGCGAGACGGTCGATGGCGCGCGGCTGGTTCTCGCCGATCACGATGGCGTTTCGAAACGATCGGAAGAGGGCGCCGATCACAATTGCTTCTTCGGCGATGGTCGACTTACCCGCCTCACGGAAAGCGATCACCTGGGCGTAGGGGTCTATGCTGTGCCAGACATTGATAATGTTGTAGTGAAAGTCCGGCGTCGCATCAGGGTGGCGGTGGCCGAACAGCACCTGATGTGCCAGCGCGCGGTCTTTCCCCAATCGCAGGAGTGTTTCCGCGCGCTGATCCATCGTCTCGCTCTTCGAACGATGCAGCGGTGCTGCATCGTGGGCCACCCTGCTAGGAACAGGCGCTGCGTGTCACCTGTGGACAGACAGACAATCACGCAACGTCGGTTGGTGCCACGGATGATCGCCCCAGGTCAAGCCAGTGGTGCCATCAGCCATCAAAGCGGTGGGCGCCGCGCACCACTGCTCGACCGTGCCGGCCAACAGGAAGAGCGCGCCGCCAACGACGAACAGCACGATGCACGCGAGCGTCGATCGCCGCGTCGGCGCGTTGGCGGTTCTCCACCACTCAACAGCAGCAAGAAAGAGAGCAAGGGCGGCAGCCAGCATGAGCGGGATGCGCGCTTTCCAAAACTGGTCGGTGTTTTCCATCAGTGACATCCTACGATTCGTCCCGCCATGAGACCGAGGAAAAAGGCGAGCACCACGATCGCGTGCCACGGCTGCGGGTTCATTGGTCGTACTTCCCCTTGATCTGCTGGGCGTAGTATCGCCCGGCAGAGGGGGCGTTGACCAGCCCCTGAACGACGGTGAGCGGCAC